AGCAATCCTGCTATACTGTATATCTTGGTAACTTCTAAAGCCTCTTCAAAACTTAACTGAGGAAGAATAGTAGGAAAACGCCTTGCCAACATAGTTTTACCCGCTCCAGGAGGGCCAATCATTAGCATACAATATAACAAAGTCAAGAGTTTTAACAAATTTTTTTACAATCCCAATTCGATACTATTATAGCCCATGTTGTTGGCAAATTCAAGTAATGTTTGTGTATCAAAATTTAGTTCCCAACTAAATTTTACATCAATATTATTTTTATCATAGATAATAATTCTTTGAATAAATTCTAAATAATCTTTTATATTTATATTTTCTATATTGTTTGGTAAATTTTCGTCAAGCCATTCGATATATTTTTTTAGTACATTGATTCGATTTTCATACATTCTTTTTAAATATTCATGCTCGTTGAGTTTTGCTTCTGTTATTTTTCTTTCGTTTTCTAATTCTTTCTTTTTGTCTTCAAAAACTTCTTTTGAAATACCACCATCCAAATACAAGTCCAACAATTTTTCCTCTTTTAAGGTAATATTTTCTAATTCTAACAATAACTTTTCTTTGTTTTTTTCATTTTTTAATTCTTCCAATTCTAAAAAATCAAATTCTTCATTATCAAATCTATCTTTTAGATTATTACTATTAATTTTTTCTTGTAAAATATCAATTATTTCGCTCACTAACTCTTTTATTTTTTCTTTCTTTTCATTTAAAAGTAATAACATGTTTTTTATTTGTTCTTCCACTAATTCTATTAATCTTTTTTCTGAAATATTAGGATTATCACACGCCTGTATTCCTTTTTTCTTTTTCAAACTACAGTTATAAAATGAGTTATACCTATCAACGTTGTGGTGGTAAGGACTTCCACATTTACCACAAATTAATTTACCCGCAAACAAACTGGTTCCTGTATTCTTTCCTAAATTATACTCATTAATTCTACTTTCTCTAATTTTTTGACATTTTTCCCATAATTCTTCCGAAATGATTGGTGGTACTTTATTTTTGTGAATTATCCAATTTTCTTTTGGTAACAATCTCGGGTAAGATTTATTTACAAAAATGGTGCCTGTAGTATATCTATTTCTTATTACGTGTCCTACATAAATAGGATTTGTCAGCATTTTTTTTATGGTACCTACATTGAAATTTTTTCCTTCTCTTGTTTTATATCCTTTTTCCTCTAATAATTGAGCAATTCGCCTAATTCCAAAACCTTCCGCATATTTTTCGAAAATGAATTTTATTATTTCTGCTTCTTCGGGAATAATTTCTAAAGTAAATTTATCTATTTTTCTATATCCATACATTTTTGAAGTGGTCATTATTACGCCTTTTATTGCCCCTTCCATTTGCCCAAATCTTACTTTTCTGCTTTTGTCTCTACTCTCGTTCTCATCAAACACCATTAACATCTCAATGAACACAAAATCCGCTTCATTTTGTGTGCTTTTACCTATATCCAAAAAATTAACATATACTCCTTTTTGCCTTAATTTCCTTAATAATTCAATAACATTTATATTTCTTGCAAATCTTGAGGTATTTTTAACCAGTATTAAGTCAAATTTTGGCTTTCTATCGCTTACTATATATACTTGCTCCCCTTTATGCTCCTTTATATCGATTCCTGCGTCGTAAATCATTTGTAAAAATTGTTTTCTTTTATTTGTGCTTGTTCCTGTTAGCCCCTTATCAGCATAAATTCCCACAAATTCCCACTCTGGATTTTTCGCAATTTCTCTCTCAAAATATGCTTTTTGATTTTCAAAAGAGTTTTCTTGATCTTTTGACGATGTACTAACCCTTGCATACGCCACAACTTTCAATTTATCGCTCATTATAATCACCTTTGATAATGTGTATTTATTTATATTATATCACAAAAAGCAATAAATTAAAATAATAATTATATAAAAAACTTGAATAAAAAACCTGCCAAAGCAGGTTTCTATTTCCAAAATAAAATAAGTATAGATATTACTAACGATGCTATCATTATCCATGTGCTGTTCACAAAGGTATTAATTTTGTTTATGAGTTTTTCTATAGTGGTGCTGGAATACAGTACAGCACTATTTATTTTTGTTGTATTTTTCGCAATTTCTTTTATAACCTTTCTAAGTTCTTCCATTTCCTGCCTCATCTCTCCAATTTCATTTTTTAGTTCCTGTACATTGCCTTTTATTTTTTGTATTTCGTCGTCGTGATTAAGGACTTTTTCATATATATCAATCATGTTACCACTCCCCTATATTGAAATACCTTTTTTCTTTAGTCCATTTATAAATTCATTTATCAAGGTTTCTGCGCCTTTCTTATCGCCTGTTACTTTTTCAATGTTAAAATAGAATGTATAATTGTGGTGATGCGTTGTATTATTCGTTACTGCTCCAGCACCTGCAAAAGCAGGATTTAAAGCAGGATTGATTGTTATTGCTATATCGGTAGTTAGTCCCTTTATTGTGTTCATTAATTTATTCTTACTTCTCTCTATTCCTTCAGATAAACCACTTATAAAATCTGGCATCCATTCCTCATATTCCCTCAAAGGTCCTACATCGGGTCTTGAGAAGTGCAAGTAACTTCGAATTGTATTTGCAACGTTATTTATTGCGTTTCTAACTCTTCCTATCATGTTTTCAATTCCCCTAACAAGCCCTTCTATCATATCTATGCCCCATTCATACATCCTTGAGGGTAATTCTCTAATATATGATATAGCGCTTTCTATACCATTTATTATAGCGCTTCTTACAGTGCCTATTGTACTGGACACACCATTATGCATTGAGGTAAACATATTAACCGCTATATTGTATAACGTTGAAGGCAAACCACTTAACCATGAAATTATCGCATTCCATACATTTATTACGTCTTGTTTTATCGTATTCCAAGCATTAAGCAAAAAATTCTTTATAGCATTCATTGCAGTTTCTATTTGCTGTCTTGCTATTTCAAATTGCGCTTTAACATAGCCAATAATTACCTGTAACATTCCATAAAATATTTGTTTTATTGCTTCCCATATTTTAGCGAAATCATCTTTAATATTACTCCAAATATGCGATACATCGCTCCTTAATTGGGTAAAATTACCTGTAATAAGGTCAAGAATAATTAATACTGCTCCTAACACAATATTCTTAATCAAGTCCCATACAGCGCTAAAATATTCTTTTATCCCATTAAATACCATTTCAATTCCTGATTTTATATTATTCCAAATTGTCATAATATTATTCACAAATGGTGATAAAATTGATATTATACCTTTTGTGATGTTTTGCCATATATTTGTTGCTGATGTGGCTATGCTGTGCCATACATTTTCTAATGCTGCCTTCATGTTCTCAAAATGCGTTTTCACACTTTCCTCTAACTGTTGCGCTGCTGCCTTGATTTGGTTCCAATGTGTTATAATCAATATAACTCCTGCTACAATAGCAGCAACTACTAAAATCCAAGGATTTGCCAAAGTAAATTGAATAGCAGTTCCTACGCCACTTATAGCAGTTTTTAACATGTTCAAAGCAGGCGCTAATTTGCCTGCTACACCCGCTAACCCTCCTAAATCGCCTATGAATCTCGCAATATTTCCTATCGTTTTCGCTACACCACTGCCTACTTCCATAAATTTACTAAATATTGATAAAGTAGGTCCAAGTACTGCTGCTATACCTGCCAAAATAACGATATTTTTTTGCACTTGAGGTGATAGATTGGCAAATTTATCTATTATATCCTTTAGTTTACCTGCAAATTGTTCTATAATCGGCATCATCTTGTTTACTGCATCAAAGACACTATTTGCAAGTGGTTCTAATGCTACAGTTAACTGATTTTTAAGTTTTTGTAATTTTTCTGGGAAATCGGCTGTTTCTTCTGCTGCTTTATTTATTGTTTCTGGAGATTTTTGTAATGTTTTCAAGAAATCTTCAAAATTTAATTTTCCTTCCCTTGCTGCTTTTGCAATTGCAACACCTGTTTTGGCGCCAAAATTTTCTACTGCTATTTGGGTGGCTGCCATGTCGTTAGGCGCTTTCCTGATTTCCTCGAAAAGTTTCGCTATTGCTTCGTTTGCATCCTTTATGCCTTTCTTTGCCATATTGGCAATGCCTTTATTGAGTCCTGTTAATACTTGCTCTACATTCACACCCGCTTTTGATAGTTGTCCAATCAGTGCTGCTGCGCTTTCGAAATTGAGTCCCATATTTTTTAAAGCAGGTGCTGATGTTTGCAATGTGCTCAATAGATTATCGATGCTTATTCCTGTCGATTGGCTTACTTTAAACACAAAATCCAGAGATTTTCCATAATCTTTAGCGTTGACATTAAAAGCCTCAAAAGCATGAGACACCTGCTCAATTGTAGTTGTTAGGTCTGCATTCATCATGTGGGATAGTCTTATTACTTGTGTAGATATTTCTTGTAATGGTTTTCCAGTTAATCCTAATCTTGTATTTAAGCCCGCTATGGCTGTACTTACTTCGTCCATGCTTGCAGGTATACTGCTATATACAGCGTTAAAATCGTTTTTTAGTCCTTCTAATGCCTTTCCTGTTGCACCTGTGCCTATTCTTATTTTGTCGCTTGCCTCGTCGAATTCGCTGCCTAATTTCAGTAGTCCTCCTACTGCTCCAGCAATTGGTACTGTTACAAATTCGCTGAGATTTTTTCCTACTTTTCCAAAGGATTCCCCTATTTTCTTAGTTTTTTCTGCTATTTCATCCATGTGTTTTCCAAAATTTAGCCATGAATTATTTTGTTTTTTTAGTGCTTCATCCACATTTTTTAGTTCATTTTCCATTTTGGCCAATTCTGCTTTAGCATTATTCAGTTTTATTGCTAATTCCTGTGTTGCTTTCGCATCTGCGCCTTTTTCTTCTACGCTTTTTTGGTATGCCATCCCTAAAGCGTCTACTTTTTGCTTTTGTAATTCGATTTGCTGTGTTAATGAATTATATTTTACTTTTAATGCCTCTAATCCCTTTTGATTTTCTCCAAACTGTGCTAACTGCGCCTTTAAATCGGATTGTAATACTTTTAATTGTCTGGAAATAGTAGTTACACCCTGTTGAAAACCGCTTGAGTCCATGCCTATTTTTACCTGTAATGTTCCTAACTCTTCTGCCATTCTCTCACCACCTTTTTAAAAAAAATCAGTGGTGGTCACCCCTGACCACCACTGACTAAAGCCCTATTACCCTGTCAATGCTTGTATACTTCTTCTTTTCTTCTTTATTCGCCTTATAAATCATTAAATCTAAGTACCAAAAGAAATCCATCTCATCTATATCATTCAATGTCCATCCCTGCTCAAGCAATGATAGATAGAATTCTTTCATGAAATCAAGTGGAGACACCTTTTCAGTGTCCCCATTTACTTTTTTTCTGGCATTTGCTCCATTTTATCGGCAAAAGTGCCCATTAGTGCGTTGATACACCTATTTAGAGTCGGTACCAATTCTTGTGCATCCAAATTCTCATAAACATCATCAATGGTAAATTTATTTTCAAATAATTCTACAATAAATTCTACCAATTTGTCCAAATCCTCTACTGTTAATTTCTCAAAATTTATTTCTTCTGTTAATTGAATTGCTTTTCTTATCATTTTTGCCTTGACTGCGCCCATTTTGTATGTATTTTTCCCAAGTTTTAGTTCCATATTTTTACCTCCATTTCAAAATTTTTATAAACAAAAAAGGCACTCAAGTAAGAGTGCCCCAAATTATACAGTTGTTGGTACTGCTACAGCAGTAAACCAGTTATCGCCACCTGTATATCCTGCGTCTTCATCTGCTACGTATTTCCATTTTTTGTCGGATAATCTTGCGAAAAATGTGCCCTTTATAGAAGGTGTTGCGAAATCTACCTTATCCGATAGGGTTTTATATTCCTCGCTTACTTCTTCGAATCTTCCTTTTAAAAGCCATACATAGCGATATTTTCCATTTTCTTTCTTTGCTTTAAAGCCAATTGCCACATAAGGTGCTATATCCGTGGCACTGCTTTCTACTACGCCTTTTGTGCTGTCATAGGTGTGTCCTAACAAATCCGCATATACCTCAATAGGCAAATCGCTGATCTGGAATTCAACTTCTATTTCACTCATAATAGACATGTTCGCTACTGCCATGTTATTGGCATACAGTACATCACTATTCACTTTTGGTGTGATTTTTGCATCAATGACTGGCGCAATCTCCTTTACTGTATCATAAGTAGTTCCTGTTGCATCATCTTTTGTTATTTTTGCATACACAAGATGTTCTAACCCTACTAATGCGCTATTTACAATTGTTGCCATTTAAATCATCCTCCTTTAGAATTCTTTGACAAATCTAATGGCTTTATGGTAAATTTGCGTATCATTTTCGTATAAATCAGTGCTTGAAGTACGCCTATACCCTGCTTGGATCATGCTTTTCATAACCTCATTCACTATTGCGTTATAGTTATCTTTGCTCCAAACATCGATTTGAATATAATAACCTGTCTTGAGTTCTTTGTTGTCCGCAAATAATTCGCCCAATTCATTATACACAAAAAACGTTATAGCAGGATATTGTCCACTTTTATTAACTTGAAAATATATTCTATTTTGTACTAAATTAACTAAATTAGGATTTGATTGGAGGGTATTAATTATATCGCTATAAACACTCATTCTAATCCCTTCCTCAAGGTATCAATCATTACTTCCTGTATTTTTTCCACATTTTCTTCATATGCTGGCTGCATGAATGGACGTGCTTTCATTTTGGTAGTACCAAATTCTACAAATTTAGCATAATAGAAATCTTTTTTTACACCCACTTTGATATATTTAACACCTTGTACTGTACTAATATTAGAAATAACAATATTATCCCTCATGTGCTCTTTTTTCACTTTGCTTACTGGTGCTTTTTGCTTAGCGCTTTCTTGTACGATTTGCGCTGCATTTCTAAGCGCCTCATTTTCCAGTTTAGATATGTTTTCACTTTTCTTTTTTAGTTCATCTAATATATCTTGAAGCCCTGAAATTTCTACGTCTTTAGCCATTGGTTATTACCTCGCATATCAAATCGATATATTGATGCTCTTCGTTCCAGTCGATTATGGATTTAATCCTATAAATTTGATTATTGTATCTGACTTGCATATCATTTGTTATTCCTTTCCTGTAACGTATTGTAAACTTCACATCTTTTTCCGCCTGTATTGCTGCTGCTTGGTAGAATTCCCTACCTTGTGTAGGTGTTACTTTTGCCCATGTATCCGCAAATACAATAAAATCTTCTTTGGGAAAACCTTCACTATCTGTTACTACCTGCTTCGATAAAATTTGTATTTTATGTTTGAAATCGCCTGCATTCATCAAGGCATCACCGCCTAATATTTTAACTGAAAAAGTATGGACTGCACTATATCCCTTACCTTTTCGCTTGTTTTGTCTGTTGTGAGAGTCCTGTTTTCGTACCAATCGCTAACAAGGACTAAAACAAGCAATTGCATTAATTGCATTTGTTTTGTATTTGTCTCATCTATGACTACGCCTGCATTTTCTATATATGTTATAGCGTTGTTTATCATCATTTGAATCAAGTCATCTTCATCTGTGTAACCATCATCAATTCTTAGGTATTTCTTTACCAAATTTATATCCACTGTCATCTTCTTACCCTCCCAATATCAAATTAAATGGGAGGATAAGAAATCCTCCCAAAATATTCCTTATAACTCTACATAGAAGCAAGCCCTTGTATCTGCTGCTACAACGTCGAATCTCTCGATAACCCTTACAAGCGTCTGATTCATTGTGAATCCTGCCTCTGTAGATGTTGCCACTTCAATCTGGCTTCTATCAAAGAATTTCACTAAAGCATACAAGTTAACGATATAGAAAGGTATCTTACCATCGGTAACTGGTGTAACTACTGTATTGTCAAGCGCAACTACTTCATATCCTTTGAATGTTGCTGCGCCCTGCAGTGCAAGGTTAGTGTTCAATAATGGTCTTCCTTGATTGTCTGTCAATTCGTCTAAGTAATCATAACCATCTAAGTTAGTTAAAATTACAGTTCTTGGTTTTAAAGCAGGTACAATAGAGTTCAATACTTTTATGATTCCCTTATAATCGGTTGCTGTTTTGGTTACTGCATTGGCTTTTACAACATTCACGATTTGCTCATTATGTGTGTTCACAGAAGATTCAGCAAAATCTGGAGCAATTATATCATTAAATACATTTAATGGAGAATCTGCCAATAATGAATTATCAATAGGAATTATTTTACCATAATCTTCCACTGCGAATTCTACTGGCAATGTATTTATCATCTCTTGCACAAGTGCAGTATCTACCCCTATTTTAGCCAATTTCTTTGTTGTACTGCCTTGAGAAAGTGGCATTTTACCACTGTTGGCAGTTACTGGAATAACATGTGCATATTTCTTCAAATCTGGATAGCCATTTGTCAATACTTGTACTTGGTTAATAAAACTTTGTGGTAATAATGCTCCGCTGTTTGTTACGTTGATTGATGCTCTTTCCTCTGGTGTTAACTCCTGTCTTAAAAGATATTTCGCAATTGCCCTGTATTCATCCACTTTTATATCTTTCTTTTCCATTTGGACATAGCCCCTTTCATTTATATTCTCTTTTTCTTTTGCCTCAAGTTCTTCCTGAAGTTTGATTTTTGCTTCTAATTTTCTTACTTCTTCCATCTTTGCGTTTGCTTCTTCTACTTTGTCGGCTTGAAGTAATTCTCTTACTTCATTCTTCATATTCTCTAATTCCTGTTTCATTTCTACACTCTTTAGCATTTACATCATCCTCCTGTTTTTTTGTTATATATATAAAAATTCCCACTACTTTTCTGTAATGGGAATTGATTACATTAATTCTAATTCAATTTGTAATTTCTTTTTCAAGCGTTCTCTCTGCTTCCTCTTTTCTGCTTCTGCTTTTAAATCTTGCGCTTTCCTCTGCGCTACTACTGCTTCAGTTTGGCTGTATGCTGGGAAAGTAACAATAGACACGTCGTATAGTTTAGCAATATCAAGGATAGTCCTTGTTATTTCCCCTGTTTCTTCGTCAATTTGCCATTCATCGCCTTCATCTGTCACTACAAAAGCAAATGAACATTGGGTAATATTCCCTGCTTCCATGTTTGTGATGAGGTCTCTTGCGTATGAGGTATCTGTAGGAATTACCTCAAAATAGAGTCCTATGTCATCTACTTTTAATTTTAAGGTTCCACTGGTAGTCCTACCTAAGACAAGGTTAGGATCGTGGTTGATAAGTGCTACAACATCGCTCATATCTGTATTGTCAAGTGCGTGCCTGTCAATAGTTTCGATAAATCCTAAATCATTACTCGGCTGATTAAATTTCAAAGCGTATCCCACTATCTTCTTCTGTTGTGTATCGTCTTGTTGCACCGCCCTTATTTCTGCATTGAGTTGAATTGTTCTAACTTCTTTATTACTTATTGGTGCACTTCTCTTCAAGGTAGGAGGTTCAAGCCCTGCATCCTTTAAATGCTTCGCCAAATGGTTATATACACCCTGTATGTCGTGGTCTGGAATTTTCGTTCCTCCCATTGCTCCATTCAGGAATCCTATACCGCTCTGACATGCTTTTATGTTTGCTGCGCCTACTTTACCTTTCTCGTCTACCATATGATGAATAAATTTCCATGCGCTTTTAGAATCTGGGTAACCATCCTTATCCTCGTCTGGTGCTGTCTCATCATACCATGCAAATGCTTTTAGGAAATTTTTTACGTCATTGCTCTGTAGATTTGCTCTCATTTGGTTCGCATCCCAGGGTTCATCTACAACATCGCTCTTTTCGTAGGGTATAACTGCCATTGAGATTGCCTCCTTTCAGTTAGAATTATCAATTTGTTGTTGCTGCGTATTAAAATCCTTTGTCCTGTATGCCATGCCTACCTGTTCCAATGGCTGCATATTGCCATTCACAATCAAAACATCGCCTTCGGGTCTGGAAGGTAATTCCTCTTTTGCTCTTACTTCATTAGGCGTCATAAATCCATTTTGAATTGCCACAGAATATGCTTTGTATCTCGTCTCTATATCACTACGCAAGATAGCATCCACATTAAACTTAAAATATAATCCTGCTTGAATTTCTTTCTGCGTCAATAACTTATAAGTCAATTCCTGCTCATACATGGTAAGAATTGGCATCAATGTATCCCTGTAAAATTGCTCCTCCTGCTGTTCTACATTGTTGTATGTCGCTTTGTCTAACTGATTCACCATGTGCAGTGGAATCCCAAATGCAGCAGTAATCTGCTGAATCGTTAGTTTATTTAGTTCCCAGAATTGCGCATCCGCCATCGATGTTGAAATTGTCTGAAATGAAAATCCCATCGGTACAGGTAATATTCTACCTGCATTCTGTATGCCGTTTGCCATTTGCTCAAATTTCTGTTGGACTATTTTTATTTTGTCATCGCTTAAATCGCCTGTGAACTGAAGAAGTCCTCTGGAGAAAAGCCCATTCTTAAAATAGTTATTCAAATATTTTTGTGCACTCTGTGCATTATCAACAATAGTGCTTAAGTAATCTTTTATACTCATACCTATAATGCCATTCTTTGTTAAACCTTTAAAGTGCAATACTTCATCTTCTGTGAGTTTATACTGGTTACCTGTATTGTCGGTATAAACGTAATATACTGCGTTCTGATTGCCAATGATGCCTGCATTATCAACCCATATCGTTACCTTATTCATCTCTAAAGGATATAACCCTGCTATTTTGCCTTTTTGTGTATCTATGTATACTATTTCGTGCCCCCACTCCAAGCGATTGAATTCTACTGTTTTCCAAAAGTCGCTGGCTGACATATAAGGATTCGGTCGCAATTTTAGAAGTGGATATAAATAATGGTTAGTTACTTTTTGTATGCCATTTTCTGTCTCTTGGTATAGTTTCAAGGGTAATTTCGCTACTGTATCAGTCAATATTCTCAAACATGCATAATAAGTCGCCTCTCTAAGTTTGTCGGGACTTATTGTTGTTGTGTCTACTACCCCTAAAAACTGCTGTATCAAAGGGTCTGATAAAGTATAATCTCTATTTTCTATGCTACGTCGAAATATTCCCATCCAGTTTTCACCTCCTTTGCTTCATCATCTGGGAGGATATTTGGTAAAGTGTATTCCTAAGCCGAATAAAACTACTCCTAAAACATACAACCCAATGATTGTGTTAATTAAAAATGTGGCTAAAACAATTAAAAATAGTCCACTAAAAATTAAAATGTCTTCTATATGCTCCAGAATCTTTTTCATTTTTCTTCCTCCTGTTTTTGCGCTGATAAGCGCTTTATACCCATCCCCATCTTTTGAGGTTATCCTCTGTTATAAGGTCATTCACTGTTACCTTTCCCTTGTCAAGCATTGCTAATTTATGTGCGTCAATGATAGCATCGATAGGGTCTATTCGTTTATTTCTATAATTTTTATCAATTTTACATTCGCCAAAGGAATTATAAACCAATTTCGCATTCGCTACGCTCCATGTGAGTAAACTGTTTTTGTAGTTATATATTATGTTGCCTGCCTCAACTTCTAATTTGAAATCAATGGTGGCTTCATTCAGTGACTTAGCACTCTGTATTATTTCAACTGTATCAACACCAAACCTTTCTAAATCATTTAAAAATGCACTTGCGTTATGTGGATCATAGGCAATTGCTTTGATTTTGAGGTTATACTTTGAAATTAACTCTTTCAAATAGGCAATAATATATTGGTAATCTGTTTTAACTCCTCCAAGTGTTTCGGTTACTGTCAATAATCCTTCTTTAAGCCATACATCGTATGGTGCTTTATCTGTCCTTATATGTTCCTCTAATCGCTTTGCAGGTATAAAAGAATGAGAATGTATAAAATATTTTCTCTGCCCATCTATATTTAGTGGAAATTCTAATGCGATTGATGTTAAGTCGCCACCACTACTTAGGTCAAGCCCTACATAGCATTCTTTACCTCTCATATCCTCTAAATCCATCTCGCTTGCGCATTGTTTCCATTTTTCAATATCGATGTATTCATTGTTTTTAAACTCAACCCACATATTTAGCGTTTTGGTCATAAAATTTCTTAGTTCTTCGCCCTGCATTTCTTTTGCTACATTGGCTTTGGTTTTGATATTGTCGATGCCTTCTGGAGTGCTACAAACTAAAGGATTGGCTTTTATCCAGTTCTTTTCATTCCAAATATCGTCATCTTTATCTAATTGTGCTATATAGACAAATTGCTTATCATTATCAAAGACACCTTCAAGAAGATTTACGCAATAATCGTAAAGTTCTTTACAAGGAGAATTTAAATTAAACCCCGCTGTTGTGATTACTGAAATAAGTGATTGAGGTAAATTTACTGTACCATCTTCAAGAAGTTTGTAAATTTGGTTATCTTTATGCGCATGGTATTCCAATTTTGTTACCCTATCGGCTTTTTATCCGATAGTTCTTTGAGTTTCCTCAAAGTTCGGCGTACATTTTCTACTGCCTGTAAGCAGTAGTCGGACACTCGTGGAGGGATTATATTCTTTGGATGTGGAGTCCAAAGTTTCACCCTCTACGCTCTACGGTGGTTAAGGTTGTTAACCCTTAACTTACCTCGGTATTTGCATAGGATTCATGAGATTTTTTCTTTTTAATTCTCGGGGACAAATCTTTTGTCCATTCGGTAACAGTAGTTCTGTGTATTCCATATTTTTCCGCAATATCTTTTACCTTCATTCCTTCCATTCTATCTTTTCTTACTTGTTCTTTTCTTAAATTTCTTACTTTTGACACAACATCTTTATAAATTCCAGGCGTAATATTGTATTTTTTTATAATTTCTTTTTTTGGAATATTATTTAAATAATCATTAATAATATTATTATTCCTTTGTTTTATCATCTCTGTTGGAGTTGGTATATTATGTTTTTTCAACACTCTTGTTATTGTATTTATATCACAATTCACTATTTTTGATATTTCTTTTATTGATTTGCCATTTTTATAAAGAAGAATAATTTGTTTATCTCTTTTTTCTTTTTGTTTAGAATATAAAGATAATAATTTTTCATTTAAATCTTCTCTTACCCAACTCCAATTTTTACAACGTGCTATTTTGTTAATCGTTGTATTATCAACATTATATTCTTTAGCAATATCATGTTGATTTTTACCACTCAATAAATCAATTTTAATATTTTCAACATCTTTTTCTGTTAATTTATTACTTGAACCTCTGTTAATTAGTTTTATTTTTTTTATAAATTCTTCTGAATGTTTTTTACCATACATTGGATTATTTTTACCTATCTTTTTCATTCTCACTTCTATTGATACTATTTTGCCTTTATTTCCTCCGCTATCCAAATTATAACCATATTTCCTATTGAAAGAGTTGTAATATTGAATCCAATATTTTTCTCTTTCATCTAACTTATCAATATCACATTCTTCTATTAATTCAAATTTAAAAGAATCTTCACCATACTTATTCCATGCTCTTTGTAAATATTCGTTCGGATGTTTATTTTTTTTTAATTCGCTTAAATGTGCACTCCATCTGTTTTTATAATTTTGTATTGTTTGTCCCACGTAAACTTTATTATTTTTGATATTTATAATTTTATAAATATAACCTTTTTTCATGTCATCACTTCCTCTTATGTGTTAAAAAATAAAAAACTATGTTTTTAACATAGTTTTAATCCCATGAACCCCTTAGCATCTACCGATTTTGCCCGATTTTCACTGGTATATCGCTATACCAGGCGACGAATATTCATCGATTATTCCAAGCACTGGTCTAAAGCCATCTATTGTCTTCGTGTCTCTGCCAAGTGCCTTAATTACACTATGCGTTGGTAACACTTCTATTGTACTCTCATATAACTTTAATTTGTAAAATTCCTGTAAATCTTTGTCAACGTTGATAAATTTGACAATCTCATTTAGCACTATTTTTGCTTGCTCGCTTTTTGTGGCTGCTGTGTAGATTTGTCCATATTTATAGCCTTCGAAAGTGCTTATATAAAGCGCTATTATAGCGTTTAATATACTTTTCCCATTCTGTCTTCCCATCTGAATATAGGAATTTCTAAATCTTCTATAGCCTGTATCTTTATGTATCCAGCCGAATAAACTGCCCAAGATAAATTCCTGAAAAGGGTATAATTTTAATGGTTTTGTTTCTAATCCCTCGGCAATCTTGAGTTTTTCTGCAAATCTAAACACTCTTTCCGCTTTTTCAACGTCAAAAACATAAGGAAATTCCTCTGTGCCCTGCCTTTCTAAGTCATGGAGGTGCCTTTTACATGCCAATTTGACATATTTTCCTGCAATAATTTCGCCATCTATGACTTTTTTAGCGTATTCTGTAGTTCTATCTCGCATTTCGACACCTCCTTTGTGGTAATTTTTGGTGATTTTTTGGTTATTTTTGGTTTTTTCAAGGTGAAAAATGGCAATTTTTAACGATTTTGGGTTAATTTTATTCCAAAAATTCGGCAAATTTGTTTTTTGGCTTCTCTTCTTTTGGCTTTTGGACCACGATTTTGGTTCTATCTGTGATTGATAAGCCCAATTTTGCTGCTCCACTTTGGCATTGCTTGAATAGTTTGTCCTGTGCGTTTATCAATTTGAAGTATTTTTCTGTGCCAACTGGTTCATTTTCAAGTTCTTTTGATACGTCTTCATAATTTTTTTGCGCAATCACATATCTTGCCAACGTTTCTGTGTCAATATTTGAAAAAATTCCTATTTCAACCAACTGATTTGCCAAATTTAGGAAGCGTTCTTTTAATTCTTCTGGCAAAAATTCGGGAATTTCGATGTTTTCAGCGATTGGTGCAACCACTTGCTGCGATTTTCGCTCTTCAATTTCGGCTCTTGTCAAATGTTTCCTTAAAGTTTCCACATTTTGCCTTGTTTTCATTGACGATACCCCCTAAAAAAGCAAAAAATGAGGTCAAAAATGCCTCATTTTTGAGCAATTTTCCAGTTTGAGCCAGTCATGGAATGCCCGAAAAATCTGCAAATCGGGATTTTTTGCGAAAAATGAGCCCGCGACGCCGACCCCCAAAAGCCCTTTGAAATTTATATACCCCCCCATGGTATATGGGTATGGTTTTATCTAATGCTCTAAGCACTCATAAACGCTTGTATAAACAAACTTGCACTTATCCTCCCTAAAGCATCGCTCGCTATTTCTATTACATGCCATCCAGTGGTAGAAACTGGAATATCTATATCTTGCACATCGCTATTAATACCAGTTTTTACCACATTACCATCCAATTTAATAGTAACATTCGAAGGTTTTGTTCCCTCATAAATGCCAAAAATTAAGTCATGGGTATGTGGAGAAATATAATGAGTATGTTCCCCTGTGCTGTCCCAAGTGTATATATCTGCAGGTGTATCTGGTACTCCTATTCCTACATTCCACCAATCATTAGAAAAAGAACTTTTTCTTGCTTGCATTGTGATTAATTTACTCATATAATAGGAATGTTGATGATCCCCATTGCTGTTTACGCTAATGCTATGCGAATGCTGTCCAGTACCTATATAGGCATCTACTCCATGATTATGTGTGCCACTTGGAAAATCTGTTGTAATCCCATGGGTATGACTCCCTGCGGAAGTTGTATTCATTTGCATAGCGCCTTCCCATATACTGCCACCAGTCCATTTGAACACTAAGTGGGAATGTGTACCAGCGGAAGATGATGTGAGTCCACCACCACTCGCAGCACCTTGTTCGTAAGCCCTAAAATTTTGTAGAGATATACTTAATTTACATTTCCTTACTGATAATGTTTCTGGAGGCAAATAAAACCTAAATTGAATAGGGTGTGTACTATCTACATTATCCACAATACTATCTTGCCACGTTTGCAATATTCCATCTTGATCTAATATTGTCGCTGTTCCTGTTTTGTTTACAATTTTAAGCCCATATTTCGCATTTGTCGTATCGTATTCTCCTAATTGTACTCTCGCTAAACCAGTATTATCTTTAACTGTAAGCAAATTACCTGTTATATTAAATGTGCCTGTGTCGTCCGATATAATTAAATTATTGCCCAGCAATATCTTTCCAATTAATCTTTCAGCATAAACACCACTTGCATCTAATACAGTTTTAAATGTATTTCCTCCATCATTTGTAAATCCTATTACCCCATTTGTCATTCTAATAAATCTATTTGGGTCTGAAGGGTCTTTTATTGTAATCCCTCGTCTATCTATTGTTACACTGTTATTTACGCCACTCTCAATTGCCCTCTTTGCTGTATCCCATACGTTATTTAAAATTTGTGTTACATCGTCCACTGTCGCTACTGTATTATTCCATTTATACTTGTTCATATCAACCTGTGTTGAAGTAGAAATTGACTTATATAGCATTTTTAGGAATTTCTCTTTCTCGCTTTCTATTTCTTTTGTATTGGCAATTGTAATGTTTATGTTCGCATTTTCATAATCGAAATCTATTTCCACTATCTTTGCTTTTACATTGATTCCAAATCTTTCATATTTTATCGTTACAATATCCCCTAAAACCAATTTATCCCAATTTCTTTGCTCTTCTATAACTTCAAGGAAATTAACTATATCAACATTAATTACAGGTATTGGAAATTTCATTCTTTCAAATAATTTTATGGCGTCCTGATATAATTGCCTGTCATCGGTGTAATTGCTGTCAATCCAAACCTTTTCAATGACAAATTGGTTTAGTTCTTTAATTTGATCTGCTGTAAAATTATTTTCTAACTTTAAAACATTTCTAATATTATCAATTTGACTCTGTACACTTGCAATATCAGTATTCACTTGATTTATTTCATTTTGTTTTGCTGTAATTTGTGAATTTAGGTCATCTCTCTGCGCTATTAAACTGCTTGCATCCTGCCCTGTAGTTTGTGCTTCGTCTATAGCATCTAAAACAGCATTCAATTGCTCTTGTAATGTTTGTAGTTCGCTTTGCTTGATTGCTAATGTATCCTGTAAATTTTCTAATTGGCTTAGATAATTATTAAATTCGCTTGTTTTCGACTCTATCAATTCTTGATAATCTAATAATGCATTACATAAACCATCACTCATATAATCAGAATGCTTTATTACATTTTTGTTGGTATCTCTTTCGAATGGATATATGAAATAACTAAAATCTTCAATATAATTAGTTCCTGTAGGATTAACTCTTTCAATACTTAAACCATCTTTACCAAATACTTTTAATCTGGTAACTACGTTATCGTCCTTATCTTCTTGATTAATTGCTTTTAAGTATTTTTTGTATGAAATTGTCAATCCCTTATCAGTGCCCACGTTGTCGGGATTATACAGATTAATTACCCTATTCTCAGTATCCCAAATAATTAATGCCCCAAATGTTTCCGCAATCTGGAATACAAAATCTAATACTGTTGTGTTAGTAACATCAAAACTCCTATATTTCAAGTCAAAATCCGCATCAATATATCCAGTTGTCCAAATTGTATTTTTAAGTATATCAGTAAGTACTTGAGTAGCATTTACATTGTCTTTTTTGTATTCGATTATGTTTTTGTCCTTGAGTTCATAGCCCAAACTAAAACAGTGTACACTCACGTAATCTTCTTCGTCATCTGATGATTTTGTTATTTCATCTATGATATACCACTCACTAAAATTTCCCACAACAACCTTGATAAGGTATCTTTTCTTAATCATATCAATATGGGAATTATCCACTAATTTCCCATGTATATCCACAACAATAGGCAAGTCAAACGTTAATTCATTTATATTCCCAAGTTTCAATTTTTGCTCTATATTATACGCTTCTTTTAATTTCGCAATAATCGTCCTATCGGGTTTACATAAAAACAATTGAGGTTTTTGTGGTTTCTTATTGTAATCTATACTGTAAGAGTTTATGTCATACATTCTCCTTTCACCCCTTCACAGAGTTACAAAGTGCAACTCTGATATAACAAGTTTATTCCTTCTTTATCTCACTCATCAACTGGAAATATTTTTCTTTGTCCTGCTCATAAAGTTTGTGTACTCTATTGTGGCAGGCATCACACAAACAAACTAAATTACTCAAATCGTACCTCAAGTCCCATCTTTCTTTTATCGGTACAATATGATGTACTACCTCAGCGAAAGCAATTTTCTCTTCATACAAGCACAACCTACACAGCGCTTTATCCCTCACAATAGCAGCATCTCTTACAAGTTCCCATTCCCTGCTCTTATAAAACTTTTGTTCTTCTATGTCTTCTCTATTCTTTTTGTACTCCCTATCTCTTTCTTTCCTGTCCTGTTTTCTTTTTTCTTCATACATTTTCTGGTGTTTAGTGCAATATCTTTGGCCTATATCTACTATTTCAGTACATCCTGGATAAGCACATATTTTTTTTAACATTAGCAATCAGTCCTTTTTTGTTTCTTTTATTTCTTTCGCTATTTTGTTTAGTTTTTTCGCTAAACCTTTGTAAAGTCGATACTCTAGATTGTCCAACATTTTCTCTAATTCTTCTTTAGTTAACATTATCATTACTACTTTCTTTTCTTCTTGTTCATTCATTTTCTTTTCTACTATTTCCTCAACTTTCTTTTCTTCTTGTACTGCTTTTTCAGTATTAACAACTTCTTCTTGTATATTCTTCTTTGCCATTGTATCTACTCCCTCCAAATTATTTTTTAAATTCTCTAACATTTTGGTATATTCTTCTAATGAAGGCATAGTATACCTCCTCATAAAAAATTTTGTATACCATTTTGGATTTCTTCATCACTAATCTCTAATTCAGCCCAATAGGTAATAAATGGCATTACTTCCTCTAATTCCTGTTTCAATTGAATCATTAACTGCTTCAGTAAGAATTTGTCATAAATTGACATTGCATCTAAATTTTCATACTGCTGTGCTATGTTAATTATTTCCTGCGCTTTATTAAAAAGCATTTTCACCACCTTCTTTTGAGTACTAACTATTTTGATTAGCACTCTTTCTTTTCTCTACTTGCTTTGTTTTGCCGAATCTAAAAGGATACAAAGGACAATCTTTAATAGGACAATTTGCTACTTCAGAATATTGATAATTACTACATTGCAAACATTTTTTTCTAATTGCTTCAAGTGGTGTCATATTTCATCATCTCCCAGTTCAAGGTAGAAATCACTCTCTTGATTGAGATATTTATCCACCCAGTAGTTAGCAGTATATTCCAGTAATTCTAAATAATCATAAAGGTAATATATATTTTCAAGCATTTCAAGCATAAGATAAGCATATCTCTTTCTCATCTGTGGTGTCATCAGTTCTTCTGATCCACCACTCAGCCAATAGATTTGCTCTATCTCTTCTGATATACGTTTCATGTTTTTGTTTATTTCATTTATATCCATTGATTACCATCCTTTCAATTGGATATGATTCAGTACCCCTCATCCTAAGGGTAACTGAAATAAAAAAAACAAAAACAAGGGTAAGAGAATATATCTCCTACCCTGCATTGAGGTATTTATATGAATAATTTAGGAGGAATATTTTATAGGCAATAGCAGCAGGAGAAAACACTATATAAGCGTTTTCCCCTGCTTTTCCCTGTTTTTGAGTGCGATAGCACATCAAAAGAGATGGCTGTATTCAAATTTTTATTCATTCTTTGAAATGCTTGATATTACTGAATTTGAAGGTTATTTTCCATAAAAATCCATTTGAACGTATTATATATAGGAGTTGACGACTTGATGTATTTTAGCATATTAAAAAGCCATTTTTAATACAATTGACATACCCCCTATAATTGCGATTGTTTTTTGTATACAGGAATTATAAAAGAAAAATAAAAAATAAGTATCTTATAATACATTATTAAAATCTAAACACAAAAATAAAACTATTCTATGATTGCATTAACAGCAGGAAAAGAAATATACATTTTTTCCTGCTATCCTCTAATTATGTGCGATAGCACATATTTTCAGTATTGGTAATTTAAGTATTAGTAATACTGAAAATTATGTAAATAAAATTAAAATACATATCAATACTGAAATTTATATGAAATTTAATTTAATTTATTATCCCTCTAATTATATGCGATAGCATATATTTTTAGTATTAGTAATAAAAATAAAAATATATAAATTATTACTAATACTAAAATAAACTAAAATACTAATACTGAAATACTAATACTAATATACTAATACATACATTCTTTCTCTATTGTTCATGCATAAAAAAAAATAAAACCTTTTGTGTACTATATAATATTATTATATATAGTATTGTTATATATAGTATTAATATATATAGTATTATTATATAATATTACTAGTGGTACATTTTTTAAAATTCATGGGATATTTTTTAAAATCTATGGGATATTTTTTAAAATTCATGGTATATTTTTTAAAATTCGATTTAATACGCTAAAGTTTAGAAATTCTTTTTCTTTTTTCGTTCTTCTTCTTCTACTTGTTCCCAGAATTTTATATTTTCTTCATGTTGTTTTAGAAAATCTTCTTCTGTTTCTTCTTCTGTAATATCATCTATATATTCAAAAAAACTTTTACCTTTGTTGTCGTTTTTATCTTGATTAACTTGTTTCCAAAATTCTTCCCTTTCTTTCTTCTGTTCTTCTATTTCTTCATCCGTAATATCATAGACCCAACTCATATCTTCATCATCATGTTTTTTCGGCTGTGGTAATGTAGAATATCCAAAATTTACTACATTTTGCATATTATCTACCAAATCGTCCAGTATATTATCCATTTTTCTTATGTTCTCTTGTTTTTGCTCTTCTGAAATTTCAAGCGCTTGACAATTTTCTTGATTTATGCTATCATTGCTATAAGGTGAATAGTGTTCGGCTTTTTGTTGTGTAGTGTGCTGTTTCACTGCACTTTTTTCTTTTTCTGCTTCTTTTTCTGATGTGATAGGTGCTTCATATACATGCCATATATATTGTTTTCCAAATTTTTCTCTTTTGATATAGCCATTTTCTTCCAATTCTTGTAGTGCAGGATTCAGGAGTGTTTTGCTTACGCCTAAACTTTCTTCTATTTCAGTTCGGTAAAATCGCCACGTATCTGGCTTTGAAAGCATATATATTAGTACTGCTTTAGCGTTCAAAGACAGGTTTTTGTTGTAAATTATATCATTGTCAATTTGTGTAAATTTACCATTTCCTTTATTTGTTCGATAGATTGTTTTTTCTTCTTTGATTAAAACTATTTCTTCAGGATTTTCTTTCACCATATATTGCGCTATTCTGCGTCCATATTGGTTTTTGGTTTCTTTTCTAAGAATATATCCATATAATTCTAACTCTTCCAGTTCTGCAACAACTACATGCCTTGTTTGTCCTGTTTCGTCGATTATGTTTTTTAGGGTAAATTTCCAGTCATCTGGTTTAGAAAGCATATACCCTATTAATGCTTTCTCTTTCAACCCTAATCTTTTATCGGTGATAATGTCATTACTAATTTGTGTGAAATTGCCTTTTTTCTTGTTTGTCCGATGTATGAATCTAATGGTGGTATCCATAAAGTTCCCTCCTATTATATTTCAAATTCTCTGTAGCAAGCCCTACAATCGTTTTTAAATTGCTTAAAGGTATAAAACTATCACCCCCTTTTTTATCTCGGCTTATAAGTCCATTTTAGGCGATATGTAATTCAACAATGGCGCTTTTTTTGTTTATTTTTTTGATTTCTACTTTGAATTGGCTATTGTAATAGTCCTTTAGAGATGTTACAATATCTATAGTATCGTTTTTCTGTGCTATTGCACCGATATATTGTTCATTCTGGAATAAACTTACGTATTCTTTATCTTTGTAAATTTTTGGTTTAAGAATAACTATGTTATTCTTTTTTATTTTTTCTGCAAATTCCTCTCCTATTACATCTACAATAGGCACTTCTATACTTATTTTCTCTTTTCTTTTTGCTATTGTTTTATCTGCGCTTATGTGTTTTTTCTTGACTTCCTCAATATATTTTCTTCCAAGGAATTCTATCGTATCTATTGCTTCAGCAGTTTCTTTTAATTTCCTCAATAACACCTTTTCTTCTTCTTGTTTTGCTTCAAGTATTCTTAGTATTCCTTCCCATGCGACCACCCAAGGAAAATTGAAAGAATGTTCGCTTTTTCGATTTTCTTTATAGGTGATATGCACCGCTAAACTACTCAAGAGTTCTTTGTTGTTATGTAATGCGTTCACTTTTAAATACCATTTGTTGTAAAATTGTTTCATTTTTTTCTGGTCTCCGAATTTATTGTCAAGGTACAAGTCCGCTAATTCTGTATTGTACTGCCTATAATATTCTCTTATCACCTTCAATAATTCTTCTGTTTCTTCTTTGTAGTGCTCTATTACTTCTTTACTAATCAAAAAATCCGCTGCCTGTATTATATCTGTTTCTTCCCATTTTTTCCAAATGAATTTTTCTTTTTCCCATTGCTCAATATGTCGACAAAGGATATTCATAGTCGCTCTATCTGCCCATGTTGCAAGTTTACCTTTGCCATTGTATTTATATTTCCATAGAAAATAAGGTTTGTAATTTTCGTATTTTTTCACATTGTCATCAATGACAGGGTGTATCCCTGTTTTAGCGCTATCAATTTCAATGCCTTGATAGATCCTTAATTTTGTTAGGTGCTCGTCATACAAATTAACATTTCCTCTTGCGCTGCCAAGATTAGTCCAAAATGTGGCTAAATTAGTAATAAAGCCAATCCGATTGTCCAAGGTGCGTAAATCATAATTTATGATTGCCTCTTCTGTTATTTTTTCTGCTTTTGCTGTTGTTTTATCGTCAATATCAATAACAATAGGGTTATTTTCTGTAATGACTGCATTCACGATTCTTTCATCATTAGTGTGGAAAAAAATGTCTCCATCAAAATCAGCCCCTGCATGCTTTTGTGCTGACAAATCAAAGGCATTGAGGATTAACACATTATCATATCTATTAAGCCATTTTTGTGTTAGTTCATTACCGATAAACAAATCCTTTCCTATTTCACTGCTGTGTATTAAAGGACTTCTAAACGTCGCTCTATAGCCCTCTAATCCTGTGCTATAGAATTCACCTTTGCGTAAGCAACCTTTAACCTCAAGTCCTGCTGCTGCTTCTAAATATGCTATTGGGTCTTGCGCTATAAAACTATTTCGTCCTTCTATATAGAGTTTCCCTAATTTCATTTCATTTATGGTCTTTTGTAATTGGTTTTTGAGAAAGCGCTTAAAATGTGGATCTTTATAAATCTGTTTTGGGTTTATCATAAAAGCAGTATAAAGTTTGTTTGCCATCATTTTATCTTCATTTTCTTCTTCATCATCAAGATTGTTTGCTAATAGCCCCAAGAATGCCATAGTATATCTATAATCTCCTTCGTATACTTTTTCAACAAGTTCTTTTGTATATTGTGCCAATTCTATTATATCTTTACCACTCAATGCTAATGATTGTAGATATTGATAACTTGTTTTATTGTATTTGTCGGCTTTATCGCTTGATATCACCCATCTTGCAATGCCTATTTTATCCATGTTTAGTGGTGCATAATATTTTTTTCTTAATTCAATGAATTCATCCCATGATGTGAAATATTTCCAAAACTTAAACATGCTTGTATTCCATATGGCGTCTAATTCCTCTATATCCCATTCTTTGCCATATACATCTTTGATTTTGATTATGCCTCTTTCTTTGTAGAATGTTCTAAAATCAAGTTCATATGACATGCCCTTAATACTTGGAAATAATCGAATTTGGTACCCTACAGGTACATAAGGTATTCCAAGCGATTTTGCTACTTTCCTGCCCCATTTTGGACTGTGCACTCCCATACCATCAAAGAGAGTTACTGGCACATCGAAATATCCTTGTATAACCTGTCCATCTTTGACAGTTTTTATATACTCATTAATTTTTGTCTCATATTCTTTTACTATTGCCACATTTTTCGGTACTGCATCGCTAAATAAGCAGGTGCTAAAACTCAAACCCCTGTATGCCTCGTATTTTGAGATAACTGCTTCATCTATTTTCTTTCCTAACATCATTAATTCTTCTAATTTATCTCTCAATTCCTCAGCGACAAAAGCGATTCTTCCTGTTCTTGCCATTGCTGCGCTTTTGCCTAATCTTCTGTATCTTATACCACTTAATTCAAATCCTACTTTGTCTATTTCTTTTATTTTTTCTTCTATATTTTTCATATTGTTACTAATATTAACATAAATAAGTTCTGGCACAAAATTTTCTTCACCTTCTACGTATTGCCTGTTTTTTAAGGCATTAATTAGTTTTAAAACCAAATTTTCGCCAATTCTTATTTTGTCTTGTTCTGTCGGTTGTTTGTTTAACTTATTCAAATCAATTTGATAAATGGTATAAAATTCTCTTTTCCTCATAAAATATTCCCCCTTGTATAGTGGTAGTGGTATGAGAAGGATGTAGGAAAATCCGACGTCCTTCTCAAATTTTTGAAAAAAGTTTTTTAAAAAAAGTATTGACATCATTATTATTTTAATGTATAATTTAACATGGAGGATTATTGTAAATTGTTTTCACGTTTACATCAACTTTTTATTATAGCATATCTATTTTTCTTTGTCAATAGTTTTTTAAAAATTTTTTATGAATTTTTTATTTTTAAATCTTGCAAAATCAAGGTAAAAATGAGTAATTTTCTTTTATTTTTGCAATTTTTACTGATATGATTTTCATATTTTCTTAATAAAACGTAAATTTTATGGAATGTTTATTAATCATGGCTGATGAAAAAACATTGACAAAATTTTTAACTGTGCTATAATATTGTATGGTAATAAGGTCGGTTTGAAAGGATTTTCTCGAATAAAATTTAAGATTCGGTAATTTTAAAGGTATGCCCAATACCGCTCCCAATTCGGATAAAGCAATATCGGTATAGAGCATACCTTCTTTATTTATTTTTATTTTCTCTTTTAATCGATATTTCTTTTGTAATTCTTCAAATTCTTCTTTTGTGTGTCTTTCTTCTACCTTTAACAACTCTGGGAATTGCAAAATGTCACCTATATATTTTTTATGCACTTCTTTAAAGTAGTCGTCATAAAATCCCAAAAAAGCGCTATCTACACACAACAGAATCATTTTTCCTTCTTCGGAAAGGTGCGATATGTCCATATCATAGTATGATAAAATCGTCAACAGTGTACTGCCTGCATATTTGTTTGAATAGTTTCTTGAGGATATATTTAGCACCCTATTTAAGTTAGCACTTTCTTTGTTTTCACCTATTATCACATGATTCCCCCAGCACTTGCCTTTTTGTAGGTCTACATCTACCGCAATCATTCTATTTGTTGCTTGATTGGTGCTGTAAATGTTAATAAAATCATAAAAATAATTGATTTTATATTCTTTTATCTTTTCCAAAAAAATACAACTTAATAATGAATCAATATCATCACTTAAACACAAGTCGTAATACTCATTGCTGTTTACCCATTTTGGAAATAATTGTTTTATGTCGTCCCTCATAAGGTCGGCAAAGATGCTATTTACCCTTCATCTTTGCCTTCCCTCCCTTCTGTCTGTTCCTGCCTTGTTTGGTCAGTTCTTTTTCTTTCTCTTGTGCTTGTTTTTTCCAGCGCCTTATCTTGTCGTCTAATGTTTGTTTTTTCTTCTTCTGCATAGGTTACGCCTCCTTGTAGGTGTCTATAAATTTTTCGTACATCTCTTTTGTGTGATCTTTAAGGTCTAAGTGTCCTTTTTCGTACTTGCATAGTAATGCCTCGCTACAACCGATGTAATTTGCAATTTGTTTTAGGCGTATTCCTTTTCTCTTCCTTTTGATAATGTATTCTTCTCTTTTGGTGAGTTCCATAGAAATTACCCCCTTATTTTTTTTAATAAAATTCCAAATTTATTCAAATAATTGAATTGGAAACTATTACAAAAAAGATAGTTCCCATATAAATACATTTTTAAAATGTACTTATATCAAAACTATCTTTTGCCTTTTTAGGCATACGTTAGTATGCGTATATATTCTTTAGTTTTATTTATTAATTTACTTTAATTCTTTGTATGTGATGTATGTCGTATCCCCTTATTTTATCTATGTCATACCTCCTCCTTTAAGTTTGTCGTACCTAAAAAATGGTAATACTATTTTTAGTTAATATTGTCAATACTTAACTGGCATTAACAAGGATAAAAAGTAATATATTGTATAAGAATGATTTTTATAAATATTCGTAAAATTTTAAATATAAAAAAAGAGCATAGGAAATAAACCTATACTCTTGACTTTTTCGAAAAAATAGTATAGGATAATTATTGAGGTGTTTAGTTGTTGATTGTCTATGCGTCACACATAGACAATCATTGATGATTGAGCCCTAACAGGTGCTCTAATTCATCAACATTGTATTTCCTCTGAGAATAGCCAAACCATGCGTTATATGCTTTATCCTTAAAGGTATCAGTGTGGTTTTGGCTATTTCTCTTTTGGATATTTTCTTTTACTTGTGTTGTAACTTCTTTTACTTTATTTATAATTTTTACCAATACTTTGTATATGTTTGTCCTCCCTAATCTAAAAAAAATTTCTAACAATCCTGCTTCTTTGAGTTCTTTTAAATAGCGCTGTATGGTTCTTACGCTTTTGCCCATTATATTGGCTAAGGTTTTTTGAGAATGTTCTATTTCATTACTTCTAATTGCCAATGCTTGCATTATCAAATACAGGTTTTTAGCGCCATCGCTTAATTGGTTGTTGAATATAAAATCATTGCTTACAATAGTGTATCCTTGATTTATTATTTTTTCGTATTTTTTATTCTCAAATTTTTTCTTGTTATTTTTTTTGCTCATTTTCGTTTAATCCCCCTTGTTTTTTGATTATATTAATCCCTGTTTTTTCCATAAAACTAATTTTATAAGTGGATAATCTGGGTATGTATTGTGGAGTTTTAGAAGATAGTCATAACTTTTTAAATATTTTGCTATGTAACTTAATTCATATTCTTCTACAGGATATAAAAATAACTCTTCTAAAAGATATATCAATTCTTCTTTGTTTACCGCAAACATCAAATCTTCTCCTGTGATGTTTCTACCTCTGCCTTGCTGTATTTGGTATTTCCTGTAATCATATAATTGCCCCAGAATCCATTTGTCTTCTTTGTAAAATTTTTCTAAAAATTCTTTTTCTCTTTCTTCTGTATTGCATAGCAAGTTATACCATTTTTCCATAAAATTACTTTGAAATTCCACACTGTTTATCAAAATGTTCATAAATTTTCCCCCTTTTTATTCATATTTAATTTCTCCTCGTAAAAAGTCGTAATAAATAAGCAATTGTGCGCCTTGCTTGTCTCGCAAAATCGTTCCGCCTGGAAATAGAGGAAAATCAATTACTTCAAAATTTTCGACATTGAAATGTTGATTTATCCATTCCATCACTTTCGTTTTATTTGAGTCCATTTTTTCACCACCTTTTAAATTATGACTTTGTAATATTATTTTAGCACATTGTGGCCTCCGGCAGCGGCAATCTCAAGTACCCTTTTCGCATTTTCTTGTCCCTTTACTTCAGCAAAATCTACGTCGTATTCTACATTATCAAAAAAACTATTAATATCTAAAGTAAA